CTGCACGGCAAACACTGCAGCGTGGTGGCTTGATCATGTTGACGCGCAAAACTGCAATCGCGCAGCTGCGCGAAGCCGGCACGCTGGCTTCAAGCGGCGTGCCGGTCAATACGATTACCCCGGCTGAGGTAGATTCGCCTCTGGCCCGCGCGCTGGCCAGCACCCTGGCACGCAACAAAGCGCACAACAGCCCGCGCCTGCTGGCGCCGTCGTTTGCCCACGTGGTGCTGCCATGATGGGGCAGGGCCTGCTGGCGATGCCGACCCTGCATGCGGGCATTCCGTCGACCGTGCGCTTGCGCGAGCCAAATAGCCTGGTCGCACCTCTCGCCATTGCGCTGCTGCAGGCGAACCAGATTACCGACGCCATGCTCAGGCCGCGCCCGAACGCGCCGCTGATGGAGGTATTTGCCGAGCCGGACGAGCGCGCGCTGGCGGTGGCCGCCCTGAGCACCTGGTGGACCTCTATCCAGTATTACTCCAAATATTTCAACTGGCAACTGCATGTGCAGCAGCTGCCAGAAGATGGTTATCGCCAGCCACCTAATGACGGCGCCATCTGGTTTTGCATGACCAGAAATTCAGGCGTTCCGATGCCGCGCTTCGCCCTGGAGCCGCGCATTACCGCGATGGAGCAGCACCTGGCCGGCTTCGGGCAGACCGTGCTGGCCGTGCTTCACGACGCCACGATGTATCTGCCGAATGCGCTGGACCCGTGGCGCGCCGTCAGCGCGGCAGAGTGGCTGCACTGGCACGATTGCCAGACGGACGAAGAATTGCTCGAAGACCAGCGCGAGGAGCGCGGCTACGACACCATCCAGCAGGTGATCGACGATGGCGACATTCTGACGCGCGCCGAATTTTACGGCGACATGCCGCGCTGGGTAACGAACCCGCGCCGCGTGGTGGCGCGCGGCGAGATCGTCGCTGCGGCAAGCAACAGCTTCCACCACGACGTGATTGCCGCCTGCGACGCCATTGCCGCGCTGGTCAACGGCCCGGAATTTACCATTCGGCCACATGAGGTAGGCGCACACAACTACCCAGCCGACTGCGTCGATGGCTGCATGGTGCTGCTGTGGCGCAATAACGACCAGATCAGCCGCGTGCTCGATGACGAACTGAACATGCACGGCGAATCGGGCGACTACATCGAATTCATCGACACCCAAAGGCTGGTGCCGTCGAGCGCCGCCATCAAAAAATATCAATCGCGCACCCGCCAGGTCATGCAACTGGCCCAACTGACCGAGCGCCTGCTGGAACTGATCGGAGAACCCATATGAAAACCGTGACCATCATCGCTGCCGGCGACACCACATTGACACTGCGCGGTGCCTTGCTGATGTACCAGGCGGACAATCACGGCGGCCCGATCTACGCCACGACGCACGGGATCGAGATCGATGCCAATAACCCGGCGCGCCGCGTGATCGGGCCGGGCGTGCCGATGACGAAAGCCGACCTGGCGGCGTTTGCCGCGAAGGTGAGCGTCAAAACGGCCTATGCCGGCTTTGTGCCTGAAAATTTGCTGTACACGGCGCCGAACATGATCGCCTGGTGGACGCCGGCAGCGGTACGCACCACATGGTTCAAATCGAATTACCCCGAGATCGGCACCACCCACGGCCCGGCAGCGCATCCGGCCCTGGTGTTCGTCGCCGTGCCAGGCAACTGGTATGTATTCGCACTGCGCGACTCGGCCAGGCCAAGCCCGACGACGACCCTGTATCACGCGCCGCATTTCAACGTATGGGATGGCGGCCGGATTTGTACCGGCAACGTCGCCTTGCCCGATGCGCTCGCGGCCAGTGCGATACCGGCCTATGAAGATGCATTTTTTCGCAGCCATTTCACACACACGAACCGGCAGAAGCCGCGCACGGTAAAAACCAAAGGTGGCGAAAAAGCCTTGTGGGTCAGCCAGCTGGCCAGGCCGGACCCTGACGCGATGCGCAGCGCGCTGGCGTCGACGAAAGAAGATTTACAAAGCGCAATTACGCGCATCACACAAAGCAACAGCAACCAATAACTACCTCCACCAAAGGACAACACGCCATGAACGGTCAAGACCTCGCAATGAAATTCGATGAACTGCTTACCATCACCAAAACGTCCTACGAGGCGTTCTTGCTGCACACCGAAACAGCACTGCGCGACGCGCGCCCGCTGCTGCTGGCGGTCGACGAAGAAGCCGCAGATCCGGAAAAACTGGCGATGGATATGGCGCTGCTGCGCGCCGCGCCGGTGGCCGTAGTGCCGCTGCACAGCGAGTTCCATGCACTCGAGGAAGCCGGCCACCGCTTCCTGATGGCTGATGACGGTGTCTACCTGGAAGTGCGCCGGCCGTGGCTCCACCTGATCCAGCGCCTGGCGGAACAAAAAACCGTGCGCATGCCGTTTGGCGCCATCGCGCCCAAGGTCGAATTCGCGTTCGGCAAGATCAGCAGCGCGCTCCCGGAGCTGAGCGCCTTCGGCGAAGTGGCGCGCCTGCAGTCTCCGATCGAGAGCGCCGCCAGCCTGATCTGGAACGACGAAACGCGCGAGTGGGCTTTGCGCCACCCGTTGCCGATCGGCGAACCGACCAGCGGCCACATCCAATTTCAGCAGGTGGCGCTGGACGAGCATGAGCACCTGGCTATCGACCTGCACAGCCATGGCGCGCACCCGGCGTTTTTCAGCGACACCGACAACCTGGACGATGCTGGCAGCGTGAAAATTTCAGGGGTGTACGGCAACCTCGACCAGCAGCTGCCGACGGTCGCATTCCGGCTGTGCGTGCTGGGCATGTTCATGACGCTGGCGGTACCGGCCGACAGGATTTTCACGGCCGAACTGGCCGCCGCTTAGGAGCCATCGACATGCCCCACATTACTCCCGCGCAATTCCTGCAGCACCAGGTGATGATTCACCTGGTGGGCTGCGGCGGCAACGGCTCGCAAATGCTGACCGGCCTGGCGCGCCTGAACCACGCGCTGACGGCACTGGGCCACCCGGGCCTGAACGTGATCGCGTTCGACCCGGACACGGTCAGCGAGGCCAACATGGGCCGCCAGATGTTCGGCCAGTTCGACGTCGGTTCGAGCAAGGCGATCGTGCTGGTCAGCCGCATCAATGCATTCTTCGGCCTGAACTGGGAAGCACATTTCGGCCGATACGAAGCCGGCAAGGGCGCGCCCGACATGCTGATCGCCTGCGTCGACAGTGCCAAGTCGCGCTACGAAATCGCCAACGGCCGCGCGCTGCGCCATCCGAACAAGCCGTACTACCTGATGGACATGGGCAACCGCGCCGCCGACGGCCAGGTGCTGTTCGGCGAGCTGGCCAACGCCGACGGCAGCCCGGCCCACAAGGCGCCGCCCGGCAGCGCGCGCCTGCCAGATCCGTACCGCGTGCTGCCCGAGCTGGTCGACCTGACGGCCGTCGAGGACGACACGCCCAGTTGCGGCCTGGCCGAAGCGCTCGAGCGCCAGGAATTATTCATCAACCAGGCCATCGTCACGCCGGCGCTGTCGATCCTGTGGGAATTTTTCCGCCACGGCCGCCTGACCTGGCACGGCGCCTTCGTCAACCTGCGCACCGGCAGCATGCGGCCGCTGCTGGTGAAGGAGCCGGCGCCGGAGGCGGAAGAGCTGCGGGTGCGGGTGGAGGTATCCCTGTGATCCAGTTCAACGCCAAGCACTTGAAAGCACTGATGCCTGTGAAGGCAGGCATCAACGACCCGCGCTACTACATGAATTCCATCCGCATCGAGCCGCACGCCGAGGGCGGCGTGGTGCTGGTCGCCAGCAACGGCCACGCCATGATGTGCATCCGCGACCTCGAAGCTACCTGCAGTGAGGCGGCCACGTTCACTATCAGCGCCGACGCAGCGAAATTCTGCGGCCGGCGTGGCGTCGAGCATGAAACGATGGTCGAGATCAACCCGATCACCGAACGGCTGGTGATTCGGGCGCGGCAAAGCGGTGACGAGCGCTTCGTCCAGCCCGGAAAATGCTTGATCGTTGGGCAGAAATATCCGGAATGGCAGCGGGTGATTCCGCGATTCTCGCAGCTGAAAACCTGCGTCGCTGACGAAGTCAATGTCGACTATTACGCACTTGCCGCGCGCGTCCATCCGGCACCTGCAAACGACTTCAGGGTGGCGCGCACGATTCGCCTGTGGCAAGAGTCGCCAGACGGCTGCATCGCCGTGGAATATATCGGCGCCCCGGACCACCTGATGATCATCATGCCGCGCCGCAATATGCGGCCACCTGGTGACGCACTCGTCGACTGGATTGCCGCGTTCGGCGAAACAAAAAGCAGCACCCCAACCACCACCACAAAAGAAGGCCAGCCATGAATGCAACTACCGATGCAAAGATTATCTCTGTCACGACCGAGTCGCTGTTTGTCACGGTCCCCGAAACCAAGCTGCCCGGCGGCCAGGTCGTGCCGGCTTTCGAGGTCGGCCGCTATCTGTGCTCGAAAGGCCCAGCCGGCGCCGTCATCGATGCGACGCTGCCGCCGTGGGTCGACATCAATTATGCAGAGGCGCGCGCCGCATGCGCTGCCGCCGGTTTCAAGCTGATCACCGAATTGCAGGCGCTGTCGCTCGCGTTCAACATCGCCAGCCAGCCGTGCAACTGGATCGGCGGCAGCGCCGGCGGTGCGGTGGGCGTTGGCAAGCTATTCCAAGGTCTGCGCGACTGGAGCAGCGAAAGCGCCGAGCCGGGCAATTTCGAGCCGGCCGACCCCGATCAGCAGCGCTGGTTCGTGCTGCCGGACGGCTCACGCATCTGCGATGTCGCCGGCAACGCGTTCACCTGGGTTTTTGACGATGTGCAGGGCGACGACCACGGGATCGTGGCGCGCGCATTCGCCAAAGATTCTCCAACGATCACCACCGCCCTCGCGCCGTCGATGAAAAACGGCATGGGCTGGCAGCCAAAGGCCGGCGCTGACTGGTCTGGCCGTGCGCTCATCCGGGGCGGCTGTTTCCTCTCCGAGGACTATGCCGGCGTGTTCTTTCTCAACGACGTCTGGCCGGTCGTCGCCCTCGACTACGTTGGCTTTCGCTGCACCAAATAGGCCGGGGCTCTAGTCCCTGGTCCCGGGTCACTGCGTAGCGGTGGCCATCCACAAAATCAAAACGCAGGAGCAACAAATGAACCAGCAAGGCCTTTATGAGAAGTTCACCGTACAGCGCACCGATGGCAGCAGCCAACCAGGTGGCAAGCACGCCGGTTGCAATTATTTCGTTCTCGATATGACGCACGACCAGCATGCACTACCGGCACTGGCGGCTTACGCCAAATCGTGCGCCGACGACTATCCGCAGTTGGCCATTGATTTGAACCAGGCGCTGGCTGCGTGCACCCGCATCAACAACGTTTTCGTTACCGTGCCGGAAAGCATCGTCGGCGGCAAGGTCGTGCCATCGTTTCAGGTCGGCCAATACTTGGCTGCGGCAGGCCCTTCCGGCTCGGTGCAGATCAGCGCCACAGCCGCGCCCTGGCTCAACATCAACTTCGCCGACGCCAAATCCGCTTGCGCCGCGTCCGGCCTGGCGCTGATCACCGAACTGCAGGCGCTGGCGATCGCCCAGGATATCGCGCGCCAGCCAATCAACTGGAGCGGCGGCGCCGTCGGCGAAGGCCATATTTATCAGGGCATCCACAATGGCAACGTCCAGAGCGCGCAGGCCGGCACCTATGTGTCGCCCGATCCGGACGAGCGGCGCTGGCATGAATTATCGAACGGCGAGCGCATCTATGATTTTTCCGGCAACGCGTTCACCTGGGTTTTCGATGATGTGCAGGGCGACGAGCACGGCATCGTGGCGCGCGACATCGAGGCCGGTTCAGCATCATTGGCCACCGCACCGGCGCCGTCCATGCGTAGCGGCATGGGTTGGCGGCCGACTGGCCCTGCGGGCTGGTCTGGCGATGCGCTCGTCCGGGGCGGCTGTTTCTACTCCGAGGACTATGCCGGCGTGTTCGATCTCGACCGCGACTGGCCGGACGACGCCGGCGACAACGTTGGCTTTCGCTGCACCAAGTAGGCCGGGACTCTAGTCCCTGGTCTCCGGTTACCGGTCACCGCGCAGCGGCGGCCGGGTCCACGAAATTTAAATGCAAAGCACATAATGACCGCTGAAAACCAACACCCGACCGGCGCCGAGCTGGCGCAGTTCTCGATCCAGGCATTCCCCGGGATCGAGATAGGCCTGGGCCCGGATGAGCCGATCGCCCGAATTTCCCAGGCGCTCGAAAAGAAATACCCGGGTCACCTCATCCTGGTGCAGGTTGGCACCTTCCTGCATGGCTACGGTCGCACCGCATATGCGCTGCACCTGTTGAAAAAATATAAATTGAAGCTTCTCGGCACGCTTGCGGCGCCACATATCCGCGTCGGCTTCCCGGCCGGCAATTTCAAGCGCCGTTTGTGGTCGATGGTCGAGGAGTTCGGCATTCCTTACGTCGTATCACTCGGCAGCGCGGCCGCTGGCCGCACCTGCTATACCTCGAACCATATCAACACCAATGCAGCGGTACTGTCGAGTGTGTCGGACGATATCATCAAGAGTGTCATCAATGACCTGCAGCAGCGCGGCGAAGTGCTCAAGGCCGGCGCGCGCCAACTGCTGGCCAACCCGGAAGCTGGCGACTTCAAATTGAAATCGTTCGGCCGCGACCTCGACAACCAGCTGCTGCAGGACGTCATCAAAATGCCGCGCGATATCCGCACAACCTACGGCGAGAGCGTGCGCACCTGCATGGCCAGCGTGATGCGCGGCATATTCGCCTACGGCCAGGCAGCGAACAAGCTGGACGTGCTGCGCGAGATATCGACCGATATCGATTTGCTCAAGCATTACCTCGAGCAGGCTGCACAGCTAAGCCAACTCAAATTCAAATACGAAACCCGAGTGGTCTTAGCTGTCGAGCTTAGCCGATTGACTGGCGGCCTGCTGCGAGCAGCAAAGGCGCAGTCATGAATCAGCTCGACAAGGGGATTTCTCTGAAGTGTCTGGCAATGCGCTCATCCGGGGCGGCTGTTTCAACTCCGAGGACAATGCCGGCGTGTTCAATCTCAACAACGACTGGCCGGACAACGCCAACGACAACGTTGGCTTTCGCTGACCCAAAAATTACACACTTAGACGCTCGGCCTGGTGCTGACGGAAAGTTTATTCTTGGTCGAGAAATTCCCGGGACAATCCCGAAAGCACGGCAGTTTGCCAAACCGAAGACCGTCGCGGGGCTCCCGAGTGCCGCGACGGAAAGCGGCGCGTCAGCGAGCTTTACCGAACTGACATCACTGCCCAGCCTGTTTTCGTACTGGCGAAATGCGAAGCGCAGCAAGTCGAAGAGCCTGCGCGTCCAGCGGTTCGGCGACGACGCGCTGCGCTACCTACTGAAGATCCAGGACCAGTTGCGCACGCGCACCTATACATTCGGGCCGTATAAAACATTTACCGTTCGCGAAAAGAAATTCCGGCACGTGGTTGACGCGCCAATGAAAGACCGTGTGGTCCACTGGCTGCTGTACCAGTACCTGCTGCCGATCTGGCAGCCGCGTTTTATCCACGACACCTATGGCAACTTGCCCGGCCGCGGCACGCATGCGGCCGTCCAGCGTCTGGCGCAGTTCGCGCGCCGGCCGGCCAATACCTGGGTGCTGCAGGTCGACATTTCAAAATATTTTTACTCCGTCAACCATTCGCTGTTGAAGGCGCGCGCGCTGCGCTACGTGGGCGACCAGAATATCCGTACGCTACTGGTCGACCTGGTCGACTCGTTCCGGACAGGCGATCAGTACGATGAATTGTTTCCCGCCACCGGCATGTACCGCAGCACCGAACGGAAGGGCATGCCGATCGGGAATTTATCTAGCCAGCTATTCGCAAATATTTTCCTGTGCGAGTTTGACCACTGGGTCAAACAGATGCTGGGCGTCCGCCATTACATCCGCTATGTCGACGATATGGTGTTCCTGGCCAGCACACAGCAGGAATTGCGCGATATCAGCGCTGCCATCGTCGAACGCCTGGCCAGCGACGGACTGACCATCCATCCGAAAAAAATACGGCTGGCGCCAGTCAGCGCCGGCATTCCATTTCTCGGCTACATCGTCTGGCCAAACCATGTTTCAGTCGGCACCTATAGCCGGCGCCGATACCACTACCGCTTGCGGCAGCACGAAACCGGCGGATTCGATCGATCCGCTGCGCTGCTGTCGTACAAGGCCATGTTCAGCCATGCCGGACCAACCAATTAATCAAGGAGGAGTACCGATGGATCAATACAAGGAATTTTGCAGGCTGCGCGACTACCGCGCACCAGGCGCCGAGGCCTGCACGCATACCGAGGCCGAAGCGTTTGCCCTGGCAAACAAGCCGCCGGGAATGGCGGTAGCTCGTGATCGAAGTGCGGTCGGCAAGATAATGGATGAAATTTCCATGCTGCCCGTGCTTTGGGGGCTTAACGAGCCGGGCGCGCTGCTGCGCAACAGCGATGTATTCCGCGTGCTGGCTGCTGCCGGTCGCGAGCAAGTCGACGCGACAGTCGATACCACTATCACCGCACACAAATTAGAAAACAAAGGAGCAACAGCATGACAGCCACAGAAACTGAGGTGCTGGCCAAGTTGGCCGAAGCCATCGAGAAAATGCAGCGTCCGTCGCTGCCGCTATCGATCGACCTATGGGACACGAACGGCCTGGCGGCGTATTTTAAGCGCTCAGCCAGCCGGGTGCGCACCGATATCGTCTGCCTGCCGAACTTCCCGCGGCCGATCCGGCTGCCGGTGGAAGGGCGATCGCAGGCGCTGTACAAGGCGCGCGAGGTGATCGCCTGGGCGGAAAAGCACACGTCATAGTTTCGCGGCGATATCGTCGGCAGTTGCGTTGTAGTACGTCTGCAGCTGCCGGATATCGCGGTGCCCGACCATCCGGGCCAGATCGAGCACTCCCAGCTTACCGGCCAGGCGCGTGATGGCCTCATGCCTGGTATCGTGGAAAGTCAGCCCTTCGACGCCGGCGCGCTCGCGTCCTTTGCGGAACAGGGCATCGAGCGAGGTGGACGAAACATCGAACCCGTCGGGCACCATGGCCCATATCTCCTGCGCGCGCGGAGAGAGCGCCACATCGCGTGGAAAACCATTCTTCGTCATTTTCAGCCTGGCCACCCGGCCAGATACGTCCGCCGCACCCAGTCCGCAGATTTCGCCGGCGCGCATCGCCGTTTCGATCGCGAACAGGAAGGCGAGGGCGATGCGGTGCTGTTTCGTCGTCGGTACCATGCCCGGGACGCTTTGATCCCAGCCCAGGGCCAGGCAGATGGCCGTGATTTCCTCTTCGCTGATCCGCCTGTCCCTGGGCGGCTTGACCTTCGGCCTGGCGACATCGGTGGTGGGGCTTTTTGCCAGCCACTTCCATTCCTTGCGTGCCACCGAAAATACATGCGACAGCAGATTCATTTCGCGATTCACCGTCGCGCCGGATACCGTCCTGAGCCGCTCATCGCGCCAGGCGGCCACGTGTGTTTCGTCGACGTCGGCGATTTTCACAGCGCCCAGGGAGGTCGCGCCCATCGCGGCCAGGCGGTGCACCTCCCAGCGCGCGCCGGCCTTGTTCCTGGAGACTTCGCGCTCGTAACGTTCAAATGCATCCTTGCACGTCTCGTCGATGACCTTGACCTTGCCGTCTGCCAGCTGCACGCGCTGGCTGGCCTCCCATGCGAGAGCGGCCGCCTTGGTGTCGAAGGTTCCGGACACTCGAACGCCCTTGACCATGAGGCGATGCCGCCATATTTTGCCATCCTTAACCGGAGCTGCCATTTTGGTAAATCCATTGGTAAATTTTGGCAAATGGTAGCAGCATTTGGCAAGGTTGCGCCTCATTTTGCACTTTCGACAGACGAAAAAAAACCTGCGTTCCCCTATGAAAAGAGAGGAAAGCAGGTTTTGCAATGCGATGCGTTTTATGTTCTGAGTGCCCGGAGCCGG